AAGGCTGTTGCAGCCAGAAAAGTGGGTGATCCCGAAACGGCATCAGTTACCGGTTAGAAAGATGAGGCTGTTCGGTGTCGCTTCCTGCTGTCAATCCGTACAACAAAGATGAGATTGAATACCAAGAGGCCGGGTTTGACTACGCCCCGAAATATCCGGGCAGCTACGATTACAACGAAAGCGGAATCACTTATGCGGAGTCCGGCTTTCCTTATCAGAAACGTGATGCGATTGTATCTGCCAGCACTATTGGGTGTTCGGCGGATCTGTCGCCCGTTTTCACATATGTTTATACGCCTAAACGTCCCGGCGGCGTAGCGTATCAAAACCCTTATGAATACAACAAGACTGGGTTCGATTACAACGAACGTGACACCACGGTACCGGACAACCGTGTCTTGGTGGATTACAGCCAGTCGGGTGTTAGTTATCGTAAGTCTTCCGATACTGGTCATACTGTGGCGGTCATTGCGACGCCAGCCACAATCGGTGTTACGACGACGTTTTCGGCTAGCCCGTCGGTCCCGGCAACGGTTACTCCGTCAACAATCTCTTGCCCAGCAGTAATTGTTCCAAGTGTAACTGCTAACACAATCGTCTTACACGGTGGCATAGTCGGTCAAGCTAGTGTCCCCAGTGTTACAACGTCAGCGATTGTTACACCGGCTGCTGTGGCGGCTGGAGCGACAATACCTGAAGAGACACTCTATATCACTGTCGATGCGACACCGGGAGTTGTTGCAGCAGCAGCAACGATGCCTTCGGCAACAGCAAGTGGTAATTACACAGCGACACCAGCAACAATTGGGGTAAGAGCAACAACACCTACCGTTTCAATGTTCAGGTATCTAGTAATACCCACAACAAAGATCGTTCCCTCGGTTGGCTTACGTGACAAACCAACACCAGCAGCATACGCACTGATGCGTCACTACGAGCCGGGGCTACGAGGAGATAACATATTTATTATCAATGGGACAACTGTCCAAGATTTTTTGCCTGCCGACAAAACAACTGTCACACGGTGGATATATGGAGGACATGAAAGCCCGAAAGATTTAACAGATGCAGAAGAAACCGTGCTGTTAGCAGCAGGGTATTCGTTCAGAGTAGGACCGGGTTAATGCCAATTTATGTTTACCGTTGTCTCGATTGTGGATTATCACATGAGATCCGTCATGGGTTCGATGAAACCTATGACGGTACTTGCGACGCATGTAGGGGAGTGGTTCGGAAGTACTTCGGTGAAGTGCATATAGCTGCTTCGGCTACCCCCACACGAGGGACACATGATGGTAAAGAGATTAATTGGGCCGGGACTAAAGCTAAAGAACGAGCCAAAGAAAAAGATATGGAGGCCTATAAGCGACTCCGATCTGAGGGCATTCAGCCCAAGGGTATTGACGGTTCTGCCTATGTTGAAAAACACGCAGGATCTAAATGGGAAGTCCAATCGGGCACAGTTTTAACTGGGGAGAAAAAAGATATCAGACGTAAAGAACGTAATTTAGATACGATTCTCGGAGATTAACAATGACAACGGCACAAGCATGGATAGACGAAACTAGAGACTTACTGTTATCTGGTTACGTGGAAGAACTGTTAGTGCTTGGCGCATCAGTAGCTACCGGTGACACACAGCTAACAATAACCGATGCCTCAAACTCAGGGATTGTGCCCGGAGTTATCATTGAAATTAATTCTGAAGCGATGTACGTCCAAGGTGTTTCAGGTACGACTGTTGACGTAATCAGAGCTTACGGTGGTTCAACCGCAACAGCGCACAGCAACCTTGACATCGTTCGCATCTCACCAAAGTTCCCTACATACAGAATTTTGGAAGCTTTAAACAACGAACTGCGTGATTTGTCTGCCCCAGACAACGGGATCTTTCAAATCAAAACGTTTACTACTACCTATAATTCAAGCAAACAAGGCTACGACTTAACTGAAGACGGCGTAGCTTTAACTAACGAAGCAGTGCAATCTATCTACGCAATCTCTTATACAGACCCCATTACTGTAGAAGCTAGAGAACCAGAGATCCGCAAGTGGGGATTAAAAAGAGACAGAATAACAACATCTTTTAGCAGCGGAATGGCTTTGATTCTGTACGAAGCAGCGTTCCCCGGAAAGAAAATCAACGTAAGTTACAAATCACCGCTTACACTTATTACAGCAACAAGCGATCTTAAATCTGCTACTGGGCTACAATCTACCGCCTATGATCTTCCACCTTTAGGCGCTGCGTTGTCGTTAATGACTACTGCCCCTATAAGAAGAGAGTTCTTAGACGCACAAGGAAGCTCACGGCGGGCTGAAGAAGTTCCACCCGGAGCAATCTCCGCTTCAATGCGTGACCTTCGTGCTCGACGTGACATGCGAGTAGCTGCTGAGGCTGCTCGCCTAGCCACAATGTACCCACAGAAATACTAGCTATGGCTTTTAATGCTGAGTTCCTGCCGGTCGAACTAAACGGTGAAACCTATGGTGTCGATACAACTATGTATCGGCGCACAACCGTTCCTGTTTCAAGACAGCAGCGTGACAACAGCAAAGAGCCGGGTGAAAACACTTTAGATACAACCGGTGCTTGGGTCCGGTCACAAACAGACTGGTCCTATGGCGCTGGTCAACTCTATTTAGACAAAGAAGACTCAGATAGACGCAGGTTTTATTCTTCGCAAGGCATAGATGTGTGGACTAAAGGCCAGATTTCTTTGCTAAACACAACAGAAGACACTGCTTCGTCGCTTACCTTGGGCACTGAAGACTTAATTATTAAGCGTTTTGTTACATCTACAGGCGTTGAATACATTTATTTAGTTAGCGATACAAACGTTTTTTATTCTTCTAACGACGGCACCGCATGGGTAACGCTTACTGGAAGCAACAACATAACTGACATTAGTTCTGACGGAACTTACGTTTACCTCGCACAAACTGGGGCTAACGTTCCACGAAAATACACGCTTGGCGATAACTCTACGGACCACGGCTTTGGAACTTTAACTCCTGACTTATTACAAATAGTTGCAGGCAGAGTTATTGGAGCAGAAGACAACGCTATCTATGAATTAGATGCAGCCGGAGCTAAAGCTTCGTCGTCGTTAGATTATTCACTTCCGTTGACATCGAGTAAATGGACATCCATTACTGCTGCTTCAAACGGTATTTATGCTGCCGCTAATACTGACAACACTGGGTCTATCTACTACATTGGTGTCAATAGTTCAGACGGAACATTGAACGCTCCGACGTTGGCTGCGTCGTTGCCCCGTAATGAAACTATCAACGAAATGATGGCCTACGGTGGCTTACTCGGACTAGCTACGTCAACGGGATTTAGATTAGCTTTAATTAATCAAGAATCAACATCAGGTTTAACGCTTGGCCCTGCTATAGACACAGGCGGTGAAGCTTTTTGCCTTGAAGCTGATGGCAAATTCATGTGGTTTGGCTGCGATAACGCCCAAGTTTACCGAGCAAACCTTTCTTTGTTCACCGAAGTTTTAGTTCCTGCTTACGCAGCAGACTTACAAATGTCGGGCACGGTAGCAGCTAATGACAAAGTTGTTAGCCTTGTCCGGCTTAACAACGACAACGATCCTAAACTTTTCCTTGCAATAAACAAAGCTTCGGGCGCTGGTGTTTGTTATAGAGAAGACTACAGCGGCGACAAAGTTGCAAGCGGAGAACTAATAGCTGGCGAATGCACATGGTCTACTGTCGTGCCAAAACTTTTACGTTCTGGGGTTATCGACCTTGACCGATCACAATACGAACGAGCTAAAACAGCATACCGAACAACAACTGGATACACAGCTTCAACTCCTTACACGCTTGGTGCAGCTACAACTGACCCAGTAGGGAAAATACGACTTGTCGCTACCAACGGAGCGCAAACATCTGCCGCTATACCAGACACCACTGGCACACTCCAAACAGGTGTACCAGAAACGTTCACGTTTAGCGATGGAGTTAATACTGCAATCTCTTATGATTTAAAAGTCCAACTCGAACGTGGTTCAGCAGACCCAACCACTACCCCGATCTGTCATGACTGGCAACTTACTGCTGTCGCTGTACCCCGACGCATCGACGAAATTATTTTGCCTCTCATATTCCGGCGTGATGTTCTTACTAGCCGAGGCTCTGGTAAACCCCGGCCTGCTCTTCTTGTAAAAGAAACCTTTGAAAACTTGCGTACTCTGATGGAAAACGGCGCTGCTATTACCTATAAAGAAGGTAAACGTACAGACAACGTGACAATAGAACGCTTAGAGATGACACCTGAACGCCTATCCGATGACGGAAGCTGGTGGGAAGGTACCCTAATGGTTAGGTTATTAACTGTTCCATCCTGACGGGGGGCACATGGCTAAGGTTCTGTTCTTTGATATAGAAACAGCACCCAACTTGTCGTATGTATGGGGACAATGGCAACAAGACGTTATCCAACACGTCAACGAGTGGTACATCATTTGTTTTTCATACAAATGGGAAGACCAAAAGTCCACCAAAGTTGTTTCGCTAGACGATTTTGATTTGTACAAAACGGAACCTGAAAACGATTTCGATGTTGTACATAAACTCTGGCAACTGTTAGACGAAGCGGACATAGTGATCGGCCACAACTCCGATGCTTTCGATATTAAGAAAGCTAACGCACGGTTCGTGTTCCATAACTTTGGTCCACCTAGCCATTACCAAACAGTAGATACTTTGAAACTGGCTCGCCGTCATTTCAAATTCAACAGCAACAGGCTTGGACATTTAGGCGAGCATCTAGGTCTTGGAGCGAAAGAGGTAACTGGTGGATTCCAAACATGGGAAGGCTGCATGAAGGGCGATCCAAAAGCTTGGAAGCTAATGAAGAAGTATGCGAAACAAGATGTTGATTTGCTTGTCGATGTTTACGAACGGTTACGACCGTGGGCTACTAACCATCCCAACAAAAACGTTATTGATGGAACTTCTTATGCGTGTCCTACATGCGGTAGCAACAAGCTACAAAAACGAGGCAAAAGAAGAACTCGAACGATGGTATACCAGACTCTTCAATGCACTCGATGTCGTTCGTATTGCAGAGAAAGATTAGCTTTGGCGCAAGATCGACCCGAAGTCGTTTAATCTTTAGGCCTAAGTGGAATCTCTGCGTCTGGCGCTAAGATTCTTTTCTTACATTTGTGACATCGGCATTCCCCGATTAGATACTTAGCTAATGTCCCGTGCTTTTTGAAGTCGGCTTTCTCCCAACGGATGTGGCCGAGATCATCGACGTACATTAGTAATCTTCTGGGTTTGTTGATTCGTCTTTAAAGATGCTGGCTATACGCTCGGCTTCTTCTTTATTTCTATACCAGTCACGTATTTGGCTGTCGCAAATAACGGCGTACCCTTGAACACTTAGTCCAGCGCCGATTCGAGCAGGTGCTTTTTGAACTTGAACGTCCATCGTTATCTCCAATCACGATGTCAAACAGATTATACCACGCTAAGTGAGGATTAGGGCAGGATGCTGGAGGCAGAAAGGAGAAAACATCCTCCAGCATCCCAACCGGTTATGCACTACCGGTTTGCCCTTAACGATTCACGTAACTCTCGTAACCTTTTAACGTTCTCTTCCTTAGGAAGATACTCTCTTTCTATAGCTACAGGTTTAACTTCGCCCTGTTTCCTTCTGACCCTAGCAGTATAGTGAGAACGGAAATCAGATATTGCAGGCCAATAAGGTTTTTCTCCTGCTAATTCATGCACACACTCAATCGCTGCATCTCTTTCAAGATGCGTCAACGATGTATGCCACAGCGACAACGCCCCATCTGGAGGTGGATGACCTGACCACCACAGTTGAGACATCAAAAACAAAATCTCATCTGCTTGATCTTCTGTCATTCGTCATCTCCAAATAATTGGATCACGTTGTCTTCTTCTTTCCTTAGCTTTCGCATTCGAGCTTGCGCTTCTTTAAAGTCATAATGTGCTTGCCCGTCGTTGGTTATCCAACATTCCGAACTTGGTTGCCCACTTGGATGGTCAATAACTATATGAACTAAGTCATCCTGTGGAGTATTAATGTGTACCGTTGCGCTCATTTCTTTCCTTTCGTAGTTGCAATATTCGCTCTCCGGTTCTGCCAATATTCGAGGAACTCTCGTCTTTAACACGACGCAAAGCTGTTTCAAAAGCTCGATCAGTAAAAGCCCACGTAACAGCAAGCGCCCTATAACATTCATCGAGTCCCCATCCGGCATCAACAGCACGCTGAACTACCTTTTTTATATCTCGTGGAGGAGTCATCGGCTTTGGATCAGTGATTGCCCACCAATCGTTAAGCATTGTCCGCATATCTTTCCACTCAATAGAAGCTCGTTGTGCCTCCAGTCGCATTAATTCGCTCATTCTCTAACCTTTCTTTTATTAGTTGAGCAAAAGTGTGTAGTTCCATAATTGCATATGCACCACCTGTCCCGAAATTCCTGCGTTTAACTAGAGCTACACCAAACTTAGCGTCGGCATTAACTCTTTCTTGCTCAGTCTCACGCATTATTTCTGATAATGATGACAATGCGTCCTTCCTATTTTTGCATTCAAAAACAAAATCAGGAAAAGCTTCGCTTCTTATATCGCCAACATCTTTATTGCCGACTAACGGAAGCCTATTAAATTTTTGTTTGATGTACGACGTGAGAAACCGAGCGCACTCAGTCTCCCACGCCGTCCCCTTTTGCTTGGCTTTGCTCATGCAATGTCAGGAGGGATCACATCATCGTTGTGATACAAGTATTCATTGCAAGCGTTCTGTATTAGAAACGACATTGCTTGCATCATCTGGTTGTTCTTATCCATCATTGCCCCAGCCGGGTGTTGCTCGAAAGCATCAATGATTTTTAACGCATGAAGTTCCACCTTATTAATCCAATCTTTAGGTGCAACTACGGTTACTATCCCCAACTCTTCATTCAAGATAGGAACCACTACAGATTCTGGAAATTCTTCATCACTCATTAAAAGGGCCTTGTGTCGTCTTCGAAGCCCCTTTGTACTGTCTCTGCTGCAACCTTATCACTTGATGAGCTACCTCCTTCACGAGGATTCCACCTAAGAGATGGGCCACCTTCATCAGCATAGACACAGAACTTAGAACGATTCTGCCCTGTTTCTTTGTCTTCCCATTTGTCTTGCTTCATGCGTCCTTTAACAATGACACGCTGCCCTTTGCTAAGTTCAGCCATGTTTTCAGCCAACTCGTCAAAGCACTTGACATCAAACCAATGGGTTTCTTTTGTATCGTCACGCCCAGTTGTCACAGCTACAGACAAAGTAGTAAACGCTTTACCACTTGCTCCGTATCGCAACACAGGATCTTGTCCGATGTTTCCAGCAATAGATATATCCATTATTCCTCTTTCTCTCTTTCTTCGAGAATGTTTGCGAGAACATAGTTCCCATCATGTTTATGCCAAAGATGCAGGCCAAGCCCGATCCTCATAGCACATCTTTTTATTCCGTCAGATGCACACGCTTTCAAACGTGCTCCATCTGTCTTCCAGTTGTTCGGGTTTTCACACTCACCGACTTCTTGAATCGTGGTAACTCGTCCATCAATCTCAACAGTAAGAGTGCAGAGGCAACCAGTAAGAGTACCATCAGCGTCCCTAACAACATCATCAATATGAAAATCATAAGCTCCTAATATCCCTAAGAGGAACTGTGTCACTATTCCATGAGGCACATACGCTGCTGCGAATTTACCCGGCTTAGTTTCCACGAACCTATCTGGGAATGGTGTGGCTAATTTACTTAACTGACTCATCATCAGCCTCCTTTATTTTTATGACATCAACTATGTCGATATCTCCTTGCTGCTCACAGATGTCGTAGTACGGACAGTAATCACATTCCCAAGGAATCTCTGTCGGCCAATACGACATCAAACCTTCCGGCAATCTTCCTGTTTCAAGGAATGCTTTCGCGGTTAGCGCATGTTGCTCTAAGAAATATGTTGTAGCTACTAGTAGCGACGTTTCACTTTCATCAAATGATTCGTGAATGTCGTACAACCACTCAATCATATCTCCTGCACGAGCACTATCTTTCCAACGAGAAGGCGTAGCGTCACTGCACACATAAACTAAATGCACTTTAGTTACACCTAAACCTAAGGCATACGCACACGCTTGAAACAAGTGCTCTTCTTTTGGCCCTTCGTTTCTTGCTTTGCGAAACCCATAGTTACGCATTGTTTTTATTTCTAAAACAGTTCCTTCACTTCTGCTTGGGTTGCTATGCGACGCATAATAAACACCGTCAGCATGACCAGACGTTAAACAATCAGGGATACTGACCTCAACTTCAGACTCGAAGTTATGAACAAACTCTTTAAACGCTGCTTGGATATGTTCATGCATGGTGTTACCAATTTCTCTAGCAACAAACCCATTAATCGCATTAGGACCAGCATCTATTCGACGCATCTGCATTCCATCTAACATTTGTTTCCGATCACACGTCGTGATATTAGAAACCCTTAGAAAAGAACCATCAGCAGTCGGCTTGTTCTCCGGGTAACGAATGTACCGTGATAGCACAGACGCAGCCGGACCCGTTTCGTATTGCATCATTCTCCATTTCTAAGCCCAGTTTATCAGTTCCCTCTGGCCTCATCAATGCGGCGATCCCAATAAGCTGATTCAGCAACCTCGATAGCTTCGAGCATTTCTTCATATTCTTCATCACTCAAATCTGCATACGGATCATCGGGTGGATCTATACAAAAGTATTCCATTACTCTTTCCAATACTCGTAATAATATTCAGGAGTCGTGCGCCACAAATACTGCGGACCAGCATGACGTTTCTTACGTCGAGACAACCTAGTCTCTTGACGATGACACGCATCACACACAACAGGCTCAATCAAACCAGCCTTCTGTGCTCGTTTCATCAACGGACCAAGCATTCGAGCATTATCTAATTTGACATTCATACTCTCTAAAACAGCATGAACTTCGTCAGTAGTCCACGAGTTATGCGGCGCTGTTGTCCGACATACCTTAGCTATTGCATGTTTAGCAGCAAGCTTTTGGGATGGACGGGCACCTAACTCTGCCCGTGCCATCCCAATATCACGTTGCTGCTTTCCCTCATTCTCCGACATAGCTACGTGCCATATTCAATATGGCTTTAGCTACGGCGTTAATGAAGTCATCATCATTAGGGTCTAACACTGAACTGCCCTCCATGTGTTGCTCTATGTAGTAACCAATATCATTTTCAAGTGCTTCATTGACAATGTTTTGCACTTCACCACTGTCTCGGATCACATCAGCGCAGATGTCACCCACGATGTCACAGAAATTGCCGTCATTAGCAAAATCCCGTGTATCTATTTCTACTGTTGCTTCAATACTCATTTTTTCTCCTTTTTAATGAGTTCTTTAACCGACTACCAAAATCTTGGCAGCCTTTTCTGTCATCGGCAGCTTTCCGAACATGACGTTGGCTTGATGCCTACGATTACGTTCAAGGCTGCTCTTAACACCTTTAAGTGATTTATCTTTTTGCTCCCATGCTTGGACAGCCATGAGCGCACCCCATCTAGTGTTACGCACACCAGATATATCTTCATCTTTATAAAACCTATTATCAAGATTTCTTTTAGTGTTTACCCAACGAGTCAACTGATTATGGAAACCCTGAGGAGTTAACGAATGATCCATATTCAGTGGTCGAGGTCCAATGAGATCCTTAACCAAATTATCCCACTGCTGATCGACAAACATTTGGTTAGCCATTCTTTCAATCTGTGCAGCGTAATCTTTATGACGTTCATAACCTGCACACAATTGCTCAACAGCTTCTTGCATCATGCCCTGTGGGTCACCCATTTTCTTAAACTTAAAGACAGCTTCTTTATCTAAGATGTTCCACTTAAATGTATTGGCACATACAGTTGCAGTAGCTGACTGAGTAGCAATCAACGGAACCAAACGGTCATGTCCATTGCCGATATTAAATATTGATTCGACTTTCGACCAACCCGGAATAACTATGTCATCTTTAAACTTCAAAGACACATAACCAACAGCACCATTGTCATAGGTACCAACTGATTCAATAGTTTCTACTAACCCAGTGTCGATAAGCAATCCAGTTAAATCATCAATCATAAACCGATGTTGAACTATCTGATACCGGTCACTTACTTCGGCATAAGCATGTGGATAATTGACCATCTTTAAGACATTTCTGCCTTCAAGAATTACACCTATCTCATCATGCTCAATATGTATCGGGTGACGCTGAACTTCACACCAGTCGAATGCATCTCTCGCATCCTCCCAGTCGATAGGTCCAACATTCCCTAACCTATGCCAAGGCGTTTTCGCATATAAAGCGTGCTTGGCATCTAACGCTGTCATCCTATGTGACATTTATTTCTCCTTTATTTGGGATCTTCGGGAGAGAGGGCTTTGTTTATGGGAACGACGCCCCCTCTCCCTTTCTTGCAGCTAATCAGGTTACAAACATCCGATTAGCCACGTTCTAATAGCGACCACACGTCCAAAGACGCCATTTCGCCTCGGTATTTTCAACGATATAAAACGCAAATCGAGTTGATTGTTCAATTTCAAACCGATCAGCCCACTTATCCTTGAACACATTATACCAAAAATACTTATTAATTTGGAATAAACCATGATCTTTCCCGTTATATGCACGAGGATTATGCAACGACTCACACCACGCAATTCCTAACGCATCCACACAATCATCCACAAAATACTCACAGACAATAGGTGCAACAGGCTCCGGTGGCTCATGGTTAATAGCAGTAAAATCTAAAATCCGCCAAATCACTAACCACAGATTCACATCATCCCTCTCGCACGCAAGATTTGCTCTCTAGTAAATGCATCATGTTCCACCACTGGAGTGTCACGCTTGGTACCTCCTGACTTTTTACGTTCCTTTTGACGCAACTCAATACTGTGCATACGCCAAGCATCTCGACATAAAGCACAACGGCAACCATTTCCATACTGAGTAGCAGACGGTTGACCCTTACACTTACTAGATTTCATACGACGGATAACCCCTATCAATACCAAATTCAGTCGGAATAGACTGACTCTTCACACGCTCCTGAAAAGCTTGCGACTGCTCGTCATACATTTCTTCAAGATCATCATCAATACGATTACGCCACTGCTGCAACTCATTAATAATGACCCAAAACGCAGAATGACCAAGCTCTTCAGCCTCACTCATACGCCTATCATCACTAACGCCTTCTAACCACGACACTGACGCATTCATCAACTCGTTAATACGCCTCGTCAACGACATACCAATAACCTCAGCAGTAAGTAACGGACGGTTAATACAATCATCAATAGTCATACGACTACCCTTTCTATGCTCTTAGCTATGCCCAATTTGATTCTGATAGTGAATTTAGCGAACAGGGTGGGAGGGAGGAACCACCCTGCTCGCTTGGCACAATGACCTTTCGGCTTGTATTGCTCGCCTACTTTCAGTCTCTTATGCCTGTCTCAACACCTGCTATGAAGGCCTAGTCCATAGCGTGAAGCCTCAACTTCGGCCTTATGCAACGTGTTGATATGTTTATGATTAGGTGCTACTGCCATTTGAACAGCAACACCCTCACTAACTAACACTTCATTAATTAATCTTCCATCGTCACGGTAAATATTCAACAACAAACGTCCATAGTTATCACGTTTATCTCGTTCTGTCTCTACCTTCAACGTATTACCTAATGTCATGTGAGCCAGCATTTTCTTTGCTTGTAACGCATAACAAGCGCCAATTTCCGGGGCATCCACCCCGATAAGACGCACTGTCTCTTGCTCTCCATCTATGTAACCGACAACAGTATCGCCATCAATTACTCTTGTAACCTGTAATTCGCTGTTGCTGTTCACCCCTGTGGATAGGAGTAACAGTGTGACACCGATACTTGTCAGTGTCAGCGCCACACCAGTGGTCTTACGCACTGGCAACCTTTCTGATAGTGAATGGGGGCCAGAGTTTCCCCTGACCCCCATTGGGCTTCCCCGACCGGTCTGCTGCGACCGGCCCTGATGGGGTTAGAACGGTGATTCGTCCACGGGGAGTACATGGTCGCTGTTGCCAGCTAGCACTCCGTCATCTCCTTCCTGTTGTTCGAGGAACCAGAGGCGGCCCTTCGCTTTGTTGATGCGGCCATACAATGAATCCTCAGATCCTGTGCGGTCATCGAGGTTGAAGTCTTCCTTGAAGATTCCGATCTTGAATAGGCGCATGAATCCTTTGTCATCGTGATCTCGACGGCAGTGGAACTCAACTGCTCGTTCGGTGCCTCCTATCTGCATGTCGAGGGTGAAGCTCAATCGGTCGTCGGCCCAAGCTCGTTCGTTGCGAGGCACTGATGAGTTCTTGGTGACAATGCGACGGATCATTGCATCAGCCCTACCGAGGAATGGGTAAGAACGGCTCGCTGCTTGCTCTGCGAGAAATTCGTTCTTCACGATCTCCGGGTGGTACTTCGGTACGATGTTGGCCCAAGCGAATATGTCGTAATCACCGGGTCGTTGTTTCGTCGATGCTGCTCTGATTGGGCTGACCAGCGGTGGGTCATCCTGATCGAGAACGTCAACTGACATGTCGTACTCTGTGTTGTCGAGTTCGCTGATTAACGCATCCAGTATCGCTCGCTGACGGTCAACTGCACCGATCTCTGCTTCAGGAACCATCCTTGGCTCGCTCGGTGTAATCGTTTGGGTTTCTTCAACTGCTGGAACTGCGTCCCACGTTGTTTCTGTTGTTTCTGATTCAGCCATTTGGCTCTCCATTTCTGTTACTTCGAGGCCTTTACCCCGGAGTTCTTTTGTGTACCGCTCACTGAATTGCGGCTGTGTTTCACGTACTGATTCAATTGTCAAGCTGGTTCCGTTCAAGATTGCGATCTCCGCAGAATTAAATCCATATGCTGCTTCAACTTGATCGTCTGATGTCTGAACTGGTGTCCACTCTTTAGTTTCTGTGACTTTTATGTCGTCACTTTTCGAGAACTTACCGCCATCAGTAATCAGATGACCGCACGTACCACGGTATGACTTGTAGACCATATCGCCAGTACGTTTCCGCCCTCGGTATTTTCCTTGTGTGTAAACTTCACACTTTGGACACAGTATTGATTTAACCTTCATTACGCTATCCCTTCTATCCATTCAAGATCTGGTTCATCACCTATTGCGACCATTTCGTCGATACATCCGGCACAATACGTTTTATCGTGACGTTCAACTCGGTACATCACTTCCCTCCATACGTTTTTATGACTGCATGTGCTAGCTGATCTAAGAATCGGCATGTAATCTCGCTCCAATTCGTATCTAGTCATAGTGACTTCTTCACTTCTGAGCTTTTCCACTCGTTCCCTTTCTTTTCTCTTAGCTATTCTGTGTAGCATCTGACCTTCTACACTCCATTCTATTTTTTCTTCTTCTCTTCTCATTTTCTCTTTTCTTTCTGTTTGTCGATATTTCGGCGGTCACTACTGGCTCCGCCGAAATATCGACAAACCTGATAGTGATTACTTTCTTTTGTATGCTGGTCCATATACCCATTCAGGTCCGAATATGATTCGTTCTCTGAATGATCCATCTGGCCCCGGTCTTTCCTGAAAGCTTGCCCACTTGACTATGTGTGCATAACGATGAGGGTTGCTGGTGATGGCACAACTACAACTGGCACAGTACGTCCGTACCCATGTTGAATGACGGTTAACCATTTTGACGTGGTAACCGCCAACTTTCTCGTGCCCACAATCCAATACTGTCATGTGGTTGTTTCCTTTCTATTGTTGTTCCGCTGGACGGTAGTAAGCAACTGGTGTTTCGGTCTTGACTGCTGCACGGTGTAGATCTGTGCACAGGAAGTCGTTCTCGTTGAGTTGCGAGTCGAACACAATCACTGCGTCCGCATCGTTGACCATTGACCAGTTACGCTTGGACACTGCACCCTGAGGATGCTTGTTCCAACGTGGTGCGTACGATGAGATCTCAACGTTGTCACGCTGTGATGCCCAAATACGAACCATCGCATCAACACCATCTCGTTGACCTCCGTCGATTACACGGATTGCTGCATTAGGCAGTGCAAGCTGTTTTGACAACTTGGTGTCAAGCACAGTGTTGACTGCTTCTTGGTCTGTCCATGTCTTCGACCCTGAGATTGCGAGGGTGAATGTTATATGTGCCCACTTGTCCTCCATAGTGGTGCTCTCCTTTGCTAGTTGGTCATTACTTACTTGCTGTACTGAACCCATTTGGATTCTCCTTTTCTTGGATACCGGGATTGGTATCGTCGGGGCCACCGACCTAAGCCGATGACCCCTGCGCTATCAATCCGTGAACGGATCTACATGCTGTAACAGATACGCTATGTAGTTCTGTTCGGCTATGACTGCACGACAAGCACGGATGTGAGGCTCTGCGACTGCACGGTAATGCGTGAGGTCTGTGTCCTCCATCTCTAGTTGAGCCTGATAGTGAACAGTCTTAACTGTCCAGTGTGCTTCTTCCCATAAGGGTAATTGTTTTGTCATATTGTTTCCTTTCTTATTGTGCTAACTGTTAGATGACAAATGTGACGTTACGGTTGTCGTAATCGTTAAGACGACTGACATTGCCACGACGTTTGTACAGATCGCTGGTATAAGCGTGTATGTCGTCCTCGTCGTACTCGAAGTAGTGCTTTGGATGACTGAGTTGCACTCTGTACTTGCTTTCGACTTGCTGACGGGCCTCGTCAAAGTCTGATGTGCATTCGTCGTAGATCTCGCGCTGCGTGTACTCGTCCATGTAGTCCCACGCTGTGAGGTCTGCGAACTTGACGCTGATGGCACGGACCTTGTAAGTCCACACCACACACGCCACGATGTAACGGATAATGTACATATCTGTAACCTTTCATGTTACTGTGATCCAGTCGAGTGACTGGTTGGGGCCACTCACCTTGGGAGGCGAGTGACCCGGATCAACCACTGACTAGTCGGCTGGTGTCTGCAACCATGCACGCTGTGTAGCGGCTGGGGACAGCTTGGCAAACTTGCGGTCTGCACGCCAAGCCTTACCGTACGGCTCAACGATGCGACCGCTGGAACCAGCGACCAATTCGCCACCTGCGGTCTTGAAGGAGACGTAGCGGACTACGCCATCGAGAGCCTGACACGGCAGCACGGTGTTGATGTGATGTTGCATATCTGTAACCTTTCATTGTCTGATAGTGATGAGTGGGAGTTGCTTTTGTCCTGCACCCCACCCACCGAGGCACTACCGTAATCACCGCAGACTTCGAGCTTGCTCCAACAAAGAATTTGTTTCAGCTTTGTTACAATCTCATTGTTCTCGTTTTCTCGTTCGCCCGATTGTCACAAAGCTGACACAACTTCGACTTGGAGGCTGGATGGGAGGGGTGTGGGCAATCCGGGGGAGGCGGACTCCCAGCCAGATGATGAAGTCTGCTGTGATACGGTTGGGCCGCTGGGGGGTGGTTTAGCTTGGGGTGGTATGCCGAGGCCCCCTATCACAGTATGGTGCTTATCTTTGGGGGTTTGAGTTAGGTTCAGTGGTTTGTTTTGGGCGTTTTTGGGTGGTGTGTTTGGTTGGTGGTTTATACCTTGGTATTCCCCCGAGTGTTGAGGCCACTCTCGCCTTGACCTAGCCTCGCTGTGCTGGTCGCTCCGTGCCCCCCTGTGTGGTGTGGGCCGTCGTGTCTGGACACGGAGTCAGATGCCCCTCTGACGGGCGATCGGACCGGTGTTAGCGGCGAGTAGATTTGTACTGTATCATCTCGGGACGGGGGGTTGGCCCTCTTTTGGAGATTTTGATGGGATATTTTAAAGATAATCGGGATAGGTATACGCCTGAGAGTTATGGCTGGAAGTCTGGGGGGACTGAGTGGGCGAGGGCTGATGCGAGTCGTGGTTATGTGCACGATCATCACTCTGTACCGACTTTAAAAATTTTTGGTCAGACTATTGGTTCCCGTTTTAAGACGAATCAAGAGATGAAGGATCAGAAGCATGGTGTTACGTTGCGGCATGGGCCTACTCCGGGGAATATGCGTAAAGGAAATATTTATCAGGAAGGGATCGCTAAGGGTCGTGGCAAGATAGCCGGATCTCCATTTGCGATGCGTCATAAGTATCAGGCGAAGATTTCTAACGAGTTGCGGAAGAATTGGGCTAGGAAAAATAATCCTGATACTTCTGTGAGTAACCCGATGGGATGGGACGACTAAATGTCTAAACGACCTAACTATAACAAACAACCTAACTCCCCTGTACCCCGTAGTAAGTACGGAAAAAATCTTAGTGAGGAGCGAGCATGGCGTATCGCTGATGCTTCTATTTCACCTGATTACATTCCCCCTAGTCACGGTGAAAGGATCGCCAAAAAAAATGCTGACGGAACTGCGAGGCATTCGGTACCGGGCGCTTTTTGGGGGGCACCGCCTTCCCATATGACAACTCGTAAAGGCATGTATTATGGCTATAGCCATGAACCAAAAAGTAAGGGGGCTGGTAAAAGTTCTGGACTTTCTTGGGACAATGTGCTTGATCGGTTGGGTAGGGATTTTTAATGTCTAGGACTGTTCCCAGTCCCAAACGATCCGCTTCCTATTATAGAAAAAACGCTAAGGCACGAGCTAAGAAAGCCGCTTACGACAAGGCTTTCAACGCTAAACCTGAACAAAAAAAGGATCGGGCCGAGCATGGCCGTGCTAGATATAAAGCCAAAAAAGAAGGAAAAGTGAAATCTAATCAGGATATGGTGAGGGGGAAGGGGGGCAAGCTACGTGCAGGCGACAGATCAAAGAACCGGGCACGGAAATGACCATTGAAGACATCGCTGAACGATCCGACGTTTGGCGAGACTCCATAGAACATATCCTCAAAAACGTTAAAGCTATTATCGGCGCAGTTATCGCTGCCGGTATCGGTGTTTGGGCGTTCTGGCCTAGCGGAGATCCAGAACCCACAGCCCCCGTCACAGAAGAAGCATGTGTCGCACTCCTAGAATCTTTAAACGATCCAAGTGTCCGAAGCTGGACTGAGGCACAATGGTCAGTATTCGAACAATCACAAATAGCGTTGGAGTGTGACTAATGGCTGAAGACATCGAAAACGATTTCAAACAAATAAAAGTCAGCCGCCTAACCCTTGGACTTATCATGTCCGTAGCAGTCACATCAGGCGTAATCGTGTGGAACGCCGCCCAAGTAGCAGGCCGAATAGGCGAACTCGAAGACACAGTAAACCGTGTCGAACAAGACATGGGCGACCTCACACTCGAAACCGACCCCACAATCCTTATCAGACTCGACTCATTAGAGAAAAAAATCGACGAGCTTGCTGATATGGAGGGCTTAGACGAAATAGATGAGCGTTTGGGTTACATCGAAACATGGATAGAAGAACTAGACCGGGACTCCGGCGAAGAGTTCCGGTGGGAAATAGATGACCTGCATCATCGGTCCTTTTCTTTAGAACAAGCAATTCGTAGTAGACCTTGGGGGGATGACTTTCTCAAAGACTATTTAGGATGGTAAATCGTGGTAATTTACGGTTGCGACTGTGAAGGGGAAGAATGTGTATGCCATTTTTACCATTACGACTGCGCCTGTGAGCATTGCCCAGACTGCGCTTCTGACTGCTTTTGTTTCGACTACGCCGAACTGATAGAAGAACCCATGGAACCACGCACCCTTATGGAAATTTTTGAAGAACACCCAGAACTATTAGGGGAAAGAACAGACATAGACCCCTTTGAAGACGACGAAGTTTTAGAGTGCGGTTTAGAAAATCCAGAAATCTGTGACACTTGCCAATAAGGGGCGACAATGCCGTCAGGTAAAGCAACCAGTGTAGAAAAGTGGGCTGAATATTTAGCGTTACGACGCAGAGGCGAATCCATGTGGTCTGCCTCTAAAAATATTGGGCTTTCCTATCACGCATGTAAAGACGCCGAGGCAGGCAAAGCGCCAAGAAATTATGTAACAGCAGAAGAAATGCTGGGTGCCGTAGTAGCCCCCCACGTACCGGAGGAAGACGAACTTTGCCCAGAAGCACAAGAGGCTTTAGAGAATATCGCCGTTTTCGCCCGCCGATATTTTGGCATAGTGCTCCAACCTTGGCAGGTAGAAGCAACAGAAAAAATATTCGACCTCCTCGAAACAGAATACGAAGAATACGTCGTTATTAACGCCCCACCCGGAACAGGTAAATCAACGTTCTTCGCAAAAGTATTACCTGCATGGGCAACATGCAGAAACCGTGCAATCCGTGGAATGATCGGTTCCCACTCACAACGAACCGCAGAATGGTACGCCCGTCGCCTCAGAGCAGAGTTTGATAGGTCACTGCCAGTCAAAGCAGAACTCAACGATGTCCGTCTAAACCTTGCAGTAGACGCCGAAGCCACACTCCAACAAGATTTTGGAATGTTCCGCCCAGATTCTTCCGAAATATGGCGCGCCGAAGCATTTACTGTGCTACAAAAGGATGACACTCCATTAAGCCAAAAAGAACCCACATGGTCGGCTTTCGGAATGGACTCCGGTTTCCTCGGCGGTCGTTTCGATCTAGTCATATGGGACGACGTGTACGACCCACGCAAAATGCGTTCCGCAGAAGCGAGGGAAGATATGCGTCGTTGGTGGGATGAAGTGGCAGAAACCCGATTAGAACCCGGCGGTTTGCTAGTTCTACAGGGACAACGCATGTCTGCGGATGATATTTACAGGTATGCGTTAGATAAAGTGGCTCCCCCTGACGACTACGAATTGGATGACTTTGACCCTGAAGATGCACCAGACGATTGGCGCAAATACCATCACATCAAATATAAAGCACACTATGACGAACTGTGTACGGGCGATGCTGAAAACCACAAGCCCAGTGGAAAACCTTGGCCCGACGGATGTTTACTCTACCCACGGCGTTTACCGTGGCGACGGCTACGACACATTAAGGCACAGACTCCTGAACGATTTGAGGTCCTGTATCAGCAATCGGACATAGACCCTGCGAACGTTCTCGTTAATCCACTTTGGGTTACAGGCGGCAAAGGACCAGACGGAGTAGAGCATCCCGGTTGTTGGGACAATGACAGAGATCTATGGGAACTCCCCTATGGAGTTTCCGATGACCTATTTGTTATAGCAACTGCTGACCCGTCACCCTCAAATTATTGGGCGATACAATGTTGGGCTTATAATCCACATACCGAATTTAGGTATTTGTTAGAATCTTATCGACGGAAAATGGACGCTCCATCGTTCCTTGATTGGAACCATGAGCAACAAAGCTTCACCGGCGTAGCTGAAGAATGGTGGCAAATTACTAACGATATGGGGCACCCTATAACTCATTGGGTGATCGAAGCTAATGCGGCACAAAAGTTCATTCTCCAATATGACCATTTCCGCCGATGGGCAGCATTACGCAATGTTCAACTTATTCCGCACTACACACATTCGAAAAATAAAGGCGACCCAAAGTACGGAGTGCAAATGCTTGCTCCGTTATGGCGTGTTGGCCGAGTGCGTTTGCCCGGTAAACAGAACACTGAAGCAAGACCTCATTCGCTACTTTTGGTCAACGAAGTAACCCGTTGGAACGCTGAAGGAACTGGTTCACGCACAGATGACTGTGTTATGGCAGAATGGTTCCTAGAGCATAATTTAGAAAAGCTTTATGTTCCAACTATAGTTAATAATCGACAGTGGCGTCCCTCGTGGGTCGCGGATTCTGCGTTCTCTGGATAGGCTTATGAAAACAGTTGATGAAGTTATAGCTCTTTACACGGCCCGATCCCGTATAAACGATAACGCTAAATCAAAGATGCGAACGTTGCGAGATTATTATAACGGCGACGTTGTGGTTCCGCTACCGGAACTCGACTCAGATGAAAAATCTGCTGTAGCAAACTTGTTAGCGCAAGGCTTAGACCAAACAGCAATGCGAATTTCATCAACCAACCCAGATATTTATTGCCCACCTATTGATTCTGCCACAAAAAAAGCAAGAGAAAATTCTCAGATACGACGCAAAGCTTTATTTGGCTGGTGGGAAAACAGCCGAATGGATCTCCAACTTTCCAAACGAGCACGGCACCTGATCGGATATTCGACAACATGCACCCAGTTACGGTTTAATCACCGAACCGGGTGCCCTGAATGGCGAGTTCGAGATCCTTTAACGGCTTACCCTTCAACTCTTCTTGGTGTTGAAGATATGCGCCCACGGGATGTTATTTTTGCGTACGAACGTTCGTTTGGTTGGCTCAAAGAAAACTATCCAGTAGCCGCAGCAGAATTTAGTGCTAAAGAAACACAACAAGATCACCCAATAGAAATGATCGAATATGTTTCAGCCGAAGAACAAATACTTGTAGGAACTAGATCACCAATAAACACTGTTTCATTTGGGCAAGTGACAGAACAAAGCCCATTTGTTGCAGTAGAACTCGAACGAGTCCCAAATCCGATAGGGGAATGCCCCGTCGTATTTGCTCAACGCATAAGCCTTGACGATTCGCAAGGTCAGTTCGATGGCATTCTTGGCATGTACCAAATGCAAGCCCGGTTGATGGCTCTTGAAGTTATTGCTGTGCAGAAAGGCGTTTTCCCTGACACATGGCTAATTGGGCGACAAGGTGAAACACCCCAAATTGTTAATCCAGCAGACGGATTAACAGGAGAAGTTGGTGTAGTCCGAGGCGGAGATCTACGAGATGTCCAAACACAACCCGGCTACATGACAAACCCAACTATTGACAGACTCGAACGAGCACAACGTTTGACCGCTGGCATCCCCCAAGAATTTGGTGGAGAATCAACATCGAACATTCGGACAGGTCGTCGAGGAGACGCAGTTCTATCAGCCACGATTGATTTCACAGTGCAAGAAGCACAAAGAATTATGGCTCGATCCCTGCAAGAAGAAAACAAACTAGCTGTCAAATTAGCTAAATCATATGCAGGTCGTCGCCCTACTTCTTTCTACGTTTCTTCAAAAATGGCTAAAGGCCACGTTGACTACGTGCCAAACAAAAACTTTGATTCAACAGAAAACGTTGTCTCTTACAGCCACCCCGGTTCAGACATTAACGAACTAATTATCGGTGGCGGCCAACGACTAGGCATGGGCACTATGTCGAAACAATCATTTATGGCAATTGACCCGCTAGTCGATGACCCAGAAAAAGAACACGACACTGTAATCGCAGAACAAATCGAACAAGCGTTGTTGCTTTCAATTCAAAATCAAGCAAGCGAAGGAATTATTCCTCCTGCTGACCTTGCACGGATTATGGATCTAGTAAAACACGACAAACAAGAACTGGCTGAAGCAGTCGAAACTGTTCAAAGAGAAGCACAAGAACGCCAAGCAGAAATAGTGCCTCCAGAATCGCCAGAAGCACAACCCGGATTAGCGTTACCCGGCATGGGAGCAGAGTCGATGCCTGAAGAACCAATGATGCAAGGGCAACCAAGCATGGATGAACTAATTGGAGCGCTTTAATGGCGAATCAACCAGCACGAGCAGCTACTGGACAGCAATATGGTAAAGCAACAGAACAACTTGAATCACAACAAGCAGTTCCTTTACCTCAAAACATTGAACCAACTATGCGTCCGGGTGAAGCAGGACCGCTTTTACGGCCAACGGAACACCCAGAAGAGCCAATAAACGCTCCAATGGTTGATGCTCCATTAGCACACAGAGATTCTGACCCCGGATACAGCGCAAAAGTGGCACGGTTAATGCCAATTCTTTTAGACGCTGCTTCTAAACCAACAGCTAGTCCTTCTACACGAAATATTGTGAACCAATGGAAGTCTTTAGTAGGACCAATTGACGATAACAGGGATATGTAATGGACCCGGTTGGCCGTTTAGAAGGCATGGGCAAAGCCTTATTAGATACTGGTAAAAAAACGGCTGAATTTTTTGTCGATATTGGGCAAGAATGGCTAGGGGTAGACGACGAGTACGAAAGTGATGACCCGTTAAGCCTTATTTGGGGTTCTTGGAAAGATAATATTTTAGGAGAACAAGGCGCTGTTAATTCACTTTTCGGTATAGACACTAAAGACCCAGAAACAGATGAATACGGAGGCGGTTTTGGTGGGCTTCTTTTTGGAGCGATCCCAGAACCAGTTAGAAACGCTGGAAATACAATCATCACTCCAACGTTTGACACGTTAGACGCAATTTATGAATATGCAGTAGACCGTCCAGTTGGCACATTAATCACAATCGCAGGGAACCAAGTTATAGATCCTACAGATTGGATCAAAGCTTGGAATATCACAAACTCCAGAAGCATGGGGCAAGCTTTTGCGCTTTCTTTTACAAATGTTGACTGGACAATCAAAAACGTAGAAGAACAATACGAAGGTACGCCTTGGTTCAATCTTCTTTCTGGTGCCATAGACGGCATCGGCAACATTTGGCTAGATCCAGCTAACTTGATGGCCCCAAACAAACTAAAAAAGTTTGCGGACATAGCTAAACGCACAACGATGTCTACTGACTATCTAGTGCAAACCGGTATCCAGTCTAAAAAATATGCTCGATGGAAAACACAAGTTCAAAACATCGGACAAATAGAAGAAGTTATCGAATCTACTTCAGATCGTTTCAAACAAGGTCTTGGATATCAACCAAACTCTGGTGACGCTAACGCAATAACACTCATTGCCCACAAACTTGTTCAAGAAGCACAAGCCGGACGGTTAGGTCCACGAGTAAAAGAATTACAACACTGGCAAGCCAGACAACTAGCTGCTGTCATTAACAATGACGCAGCTTTTGACATGCTTATCCGGTTATGGGCAGGCGATTCAACAGTACTCGTTGAAATGCAGCAAAAAGCCTACGATTTACTTAATCAAAAGCAAGAAGGCGGTCTGATAGATCGGCTTGATAAGTTAAATCAACCAGCTTCTAACATGCCAATACTTGGGTTAGACGGATTGCCGTTGGACCCAATTCAACGAGATATCAGTCTTCGTAACGCCGCAGGTGTTGACGCAGTTATATACGGTCCAGATGGTTTACCGTTTAAAAAAGCTGAGGGACACGAACACAAAATATATACGTTTGATTGGCAAGGCGGCGCAGCGTCAGAGCTTTGGGAAGAAGCTTTTGGTGTCGCTTTTACAGACAAAACAATGGGTTCGCTTGATCTATTCGCTCAAAAAGCGATTCGTGAAAAGGCTGAACGCACAGGATTCTGGTTTAGTCAACGAACAGCACAAGAGATAGATCCGTTAGGTAACGGTGGTTACCGTTGGAATCCATCAACAGTTGGTAATGCAAGTAAAAACTTTATTAGACGTGTATGGGACGATCTAAGCCCTGAAGATCAAGAAGGTCTTTACTCGTGGGCTGGGATACATCCGAACGACAGAGTGGGTAAAGAAGCTTTCGTTCAGCAGTGGAATGAAATGGTTGACCTAGATAAAGCAATGGATGAAGCTGTTTTGTCTAAAAGGTATCAACGTAGAAATGAAGCTGGGGGCACAGTCAC